CGGTTACTACCGGAGAACGTGACCTTCCTACGCAATCTGGACATCGACCTACGCCCGTCGTTAAAATTCGTGTTGCAAAGCCCTTACTCGTGTTATGGCCGCCCCGGCAGCATGTCGGTGGCTGAATGGATGAAGTGTCACGGGTACGAGTGGACGGACTTGCACCATCTCAAGGAGAACCTTGAACGGTGGTACAACGAAAACTAACTAAACCCAACACACACACTAAACACAGGAGGGACACATGGATTGGACGCCTGAAGAAAGGCGCGAGTATATGCGCCAGTACCGGGAAAGAACCGAACAAAAGCGGCGAGAGTACCGGCAACAGAACCGTGAAAAGTTAAACGCGGATGCTCGGAAGTATTATGAGTCCCACAAAGAAGAGAGACTTGAGTACCAGAAAGAGTACCGTAAACAGCACCCTGAAAGTGAGAGTGCGGGTAACCGTAGGCGGTACATCAAACGAACCTACAACTTAACCACAGAAGAGTTCGACCAGCTTCTAGCCAACGGGTGCCAACTATGCTTCTCGAAAGAGAACCTGAAAGTAGACATCTGTCCGACCACGAAAAAAGTCTTAGGCTGTCTCTGTGGCAGCTGTACCCGTGGTCTGGATTGGTTCAAGAATGACACTGACGCCTTATCAAAAGCTGCCGAGTACGTAAACTTAAACAGGAGTAAACAAAATGCGTAAACCACGCCTGTTCCTAGACACCGAGACCAACCAAGGGGCTATCCACAAGAACCTTACCGAGGTCTTCTGCATTGGGTACAAGATTGAAGGCCAGACCCCTCGCATCTTAACCGACAACTACCACGTTCTGCAGGAGTTACTCGATACCCATACGGTAATTATGCACAACGCTTCCTTCGACATCTGGGTACTGGAAAGTATCGGGTTGAAAGTGGGGCAGTTTGTGGACACCATGCTAATGCATTACCTCTTGTACCCCCACGGTAAACACTCCCTCGAGGAGCTGGGACTTGAGTTAGGTCTCGAGAAGTTACCCTTCAAGGACTTCGAGAGTGGGTACTCAGAAGAGATGGGCGCCTACTGTAAACGGGACGTCGAGGTTTGTGAGGCAATCTTTAACGCCTTCTACCCCGAGCTAGTAACCAACCCTGGTCTTCTCCACTACTACGCCAACGTCGAGCTTCCCTTCGTACGGTGCATCATCGACCTTGAAACGAATGGGGTTATGGTTGACCGTGAGGCTTGGACTAAGGAGCTATCCGAAGTCAGTGAGAAACGGCTCCGACTACATGAGGAGTTCGTTGCTAAAGCCCCGCCGGTCGTGGGCAAGAAGTCTAAAACCAAGAAGCCCCGTGACCCGAGTACCGTGTCTGACACCCCCGAGCTAGGCAAGTATAAGCTCATCTCGTTCAACGCTGAGTCTGGCGAGTACACATGGGGCACGTGGGATAAGTTCAACCCGGACTCCGCCTCTCAAGTCAAGGCTCTCCTCAACCTTGAGACGTCGGAAGTTTCGGCCTTGGAAGATTGTTCTGACCCGCGGGCTACCGAAATTCTGGAACTGCGGAAAGTCTCCAAGCTAGTCAGTACCTACGGTGAAAGTCTTCTCGATAAGGTACACCTAGACGGTCGCCTCCGGGCACGGTTTAACCAAGCTGTGACCCTCACCGGTCGGCTGTCGTCCTCTTCCCCTAACCTGCAAAACATTCCTTCTCGAGGAGAGTACGGGGATAAACTTCGTAGCTTCTTCATTGCTCCTCCCGGACGCAAGCTGGTGAGCATTGACTGCGACTCTTTCCAAATGCGTATCTACGCGTGGGATTTAGCCAACAGTACCTCCACCCCGGACGGTCAGGCTCTCCTAAACGACTTTAATACCAAAGAAAAAGCTGACCCACACCAAGCTAAGGCGGACGTGTTAGGCATCGACCGGCGTGTCGCTAAGACCCTGAACTTTGCCTCTCTATTCGGGGCATCGCCTGACAAAGCGGCTCGTCTTGCCAACGTGACAGTCAGGGAGATGGAGGGCTTCTTTAAGAAACAAGAGGAGCTGTTCCCCTCGGACGCCGAACTCAAACAGATTGTCGTCAACGAGTGTCGCCGGCACAAGGGTCGTATCGAAGACGCTTACGGGCGTGTCGGTGTGTACCCCGCCATCTACTCGAAAGACTGGAGTGAGAAGGGTCGGGCTGAACGTCAGGCTTTTAACTTCCGCATTCAGGCTACCGAGGCGAGCATCATGAAGTGTATCACCATCGAGGCGCGTCAACTCTTGTTAGGCAAAGCCAAGTTGGTGCTTCAGGTACACGATGAGATTACCTTCGAGTGTGCAGACGAGGACGCCGATGAGGTAGCCTCTATTCTCAACTCCGTGGTCAACGGTGTCGACTGGCTCCCCGGTATCAAACTATCTGGTACCGCCAAAGTCGGCGACAACTGGTACCAAGTTCACTAACTATTTGCTAAAATGGAAACTAAACACGACATTAAACAGACCATTGAAGTCCGTGACGTCCGTTACGGTGGCTTCGATGAAAATGCCAAGACGACTCAGCTTCTTTACAACTGGGTATCTCAACGAGGTACCCGGCACGGAGCGGCTGACTGGGCTGTAGAGGCGACTCATATGATTTGCCACAAGCTGTCCCGAATTGTACACGGAGACCCGACCTACCCCGATAGCTGGGTGGACATCGTAGGGTACGCTCGACTAGCCCAAAACCTTGCCCCTGTGCAGGACTTCTATATCGAGTGTAACTCTGGGCGTCCTCTCGAAAGTCTACCCGAGACGTGGCACAAAGCCTACGACTTCTCCGAAGAGTTGTCCAAGGATGTGCAACGTATTGTGTACCTTCTCTTCTGGCAAGACCTCTACTTAGCCTACGAATACCCCGCCTACTGGGAACGTATTGCCGAAGAGGCAACCAAAGTTTGTAACAAACTAGGAGTTAACTAAGTTAACGGAGCGTTCTAAATGAAATGGATGGTATGGGGTAAACGGAAAAAGAACCCCGAGAAAGAGGAAGCCTTGTGGAACCGGTTCGTTGACCGCTTCCACTCCCGGTACACCAAGGGGGAAGGGTGCTGGGAATGGGTAGACTCCTACTTTGAAAACGGGTACGGTAGGATTTCGTTCAAGGGTCGCTACTACTGTGCCCACCGAATTGCCTACCAGCTAGCCACCGGTGTGGTACCCGAAGAGATTCACCACACCTGTAACAACAGGGGTTGTGTTAACCCAGAACACCTTTTAAACACTACACACGCAGACAACATGCAGGAAAAATTCTATGAGCCTATTAAGTAAGCTGCACACCGTCCAGTCTGAAGTCGGTAAGCTTGACAAAGCTGGTGAGAATAAGTTCCAAGGGTACAAGTATGTCATGCTTGGAACCATTCTCGAAAAGCTAGCCCCGCTACTCAAGGCTAATGGGCTCGTTGTCACGCAGTCGGTTAAACAAGCTGACAGCCGCATCGAGTTCACGGAGAAATGCTACTACAGTATCTCCTCCGTCACTGTCGAAACCACTGTCGCCGACACTGAGACTGGGGATAAGCTAACTGTGGTAAGCTCAGGCTTTTCTACAGATAAAAATTCCGACAAGTCAGTTTTCAAAGCGACCACCGGTGCCCGCAAGTACGGACTCTCCCTACTGTTCAAGGCTCACTGGGACGCTGTTGAACCCGAAGACGACAGCCAAGATGAACCCGCTCTCAAGCGAGTACCACCTGCTACAAAGACTCAACCGTCCACTCCCTGGTTCTAATTCTAATTCGCACTCGAGGTAAACTATGTCTTTCAACAAGTCCGCTTTCGTTGACACCGCCAAAGTTTCTATGTGGGTCAAGGAGTCCAAAGCTGGTAAACGATACCTTTCCGGTACCATTACGTTTAACGACGGTACCAAAGTGAACATCAGCCTCTTCCACAACGACAACAAGAAGCAGGAAAACAGTCCCGAGTTCTGGGGTAAACTTTCTTGTACCGAAGACCGCTTAGGCGACACCATCATCCTTAAGGCTGAAGAGGAAGACAACGGTGGGTACCAAAATAAGCGACCCGCTAGTAACGACAACGTCTTGTTTTAACTAATGTAGGAGGGGGAGTGTCCAACACACCCCCTTCTTTTTTTTATATTAGGGGTAACGAAGTGACTTTTGAGACTGAATTTTATGAGAAGTGGAATTCATTCGGTACGGGAACTAACAAGTCCCTTGCTGAAGCGGCGGAAAAAGCTGGGGCTATGTGTGCCCACGCTTTCCACCGTCAATATGTTAATGACCGTGAAGAGAACCCGATACTCCGAGTAAGTTCCCTGGGTAAGTCTCACGCTGTGGAACTCATAGCCAAGAAGTTCGGCTTAATTCAACCAGGAGGCGACCGTACCGTCAGTCCTGAGTGTCGGCTTCGGTTCGTTACCGGTGACCTGTTTGAAGCCCAGATGTACATGCTCCTGTCCTCCTTCGGGTTCACCATCGAGGAAACTCAGACTGAAATTAACTGGCACGGTGTCAAGGGGCACTCTGACTTTATCGTTCGTACCCCCGAGGGTGAGCGTTGCCTGCTTGAGTTGAAGACTGCCAATGACTACTACTTCAAGGCGGTACAAAAATCCATCGGTGACGAGCGTGGTTACCTGACCCAAGCTTGTTGCTACTCTGAGGCCTTGGGTCTGCCCCTCTACTGGGTATTCCTTAATAAAGACACCTCCAAAATTTTCGTTAAGCCTCTGGTCAGTGTACCTGCCGAACAGCGTGCCAAGGCTCTTCGGCGTGCTAGACTCGTAGTCGACGCGTTTGAGCAATGCGAGTCATTCGAAGACTTCCCTCTGTTCGTTAACGTACCGCCGCCTAAAATTGAGAAATACCGCGACCACTCCTACCGAGTGGACGATGACGGTAACCCACTTCTCTATATCCCCGACTACTTCATCAGTAAACCCGAGTTGTTCTACGACTATGAAGTCCGCAACACTTGTTACGGTAAGCCAAGGATGTACGTCACGGGACTTAGAGGGTACGACAAACACCCCGAACGGAAACCACTTGACCTGTTCCAATACGCCTTACAATTCGACCAAGTATAGGAGGTCTTATGTATGCATACCCAGAACCTGACGAGTTTGACCAAGACGACCAAGAGGCATTTGAAGAATACATTACTCAAGTCTGCCTCCACCAAGTCTACCGGTACCTTGGAGGACTGGTCTCGTTTAAAAACGCGGTACAAAATTTGGAAGCGACTTACCACGAGTTCACTGAAGACAATACTTCGTGGCGAGTAGTCTTTCCTCACGCTCTCAATGACTTTCGTTCTTGTCTCGAAGCTGTACACAAGATGAAGATACTTGGGTTCCTAGGAGGCGACATCGTATGAACCTAGAAGATTCGTTGAATCCGTCAACTTCGTTTAAACCGTCGTACCACCAAGAACGGGCGTTAGAAATCATTCACAACTCTATTGAGTCCGGGGCTGATGACGACCCCATTCTTGAGCAGCACACATGGAGAGATTACTTTCACATTACTAAGGAAGTTTTTCCCTTTATGGCCGCTACCACTATTCGTAGTCGGTATCTCTCTGACCGCAGTGATATCCACAGGCAACTACAACACAACTAACATGTCTAAATACACTCTCTTATTCTCCTTCGGTTTCGCCCCTAAAGGTGCTGGTCTTAAACAAGGTCGTCTCCTTCTCCGTGACACTGCTTCAGACAGTACCAAGGCTGTATGGACTGCCACTTCTTCCTTAGCTGGTAAGCAGTACGCCGAGTCTTTCCATGAACGTGGCGGACTTATCCCTCCTGCGTACCGCCTTAAGAAAGGGAGCGGTGGAGACTGGCGGGTAGAAACTGTCCCTGTTCCTCTTCCCAATGTCAAAGGCGTCTCTGGCAACTTCTATAAAATTGTCCCTTTCGAAGTTGTCACCGACCAAAACGGTAAACGAAGCGACTTCGGTATTCACCTTGACGCTAACGTCCCCGGTTCTATGGGGTGTATCGTTCTGAACAAAACGAACTTTACCGAGTTTGAGGAGAAGATGAAAAGCCTTGCGAAAGAAGGCATCAAGCAGGTCCCCCTCGTGGTTATCTATTCGTAGTAAATAATAAATGCCCCGTCTTCCAGTTAGCTTGGAGGGCGGGGCTTTTTTGTGTCTATTTGGGGGTAAGTCTATTCGAACATCGTGGAGTACCGTTGCCAATTTTCTTGGTAGATTCTCTGACGTTCAGACTCAGGGAGAAGCTGGTCAACCTTTAGGTTTTCCCGCTCAATTTGTTGCAAAGCCCGGGGGTGGGGCAAGTTATTCAGACGTCTCCACTCACGGTAGATGTCGTATTGAGAACGAAGGTGAAGGGAAACTACTTGTAACTCTGCGAGTTGCTTCTCTAACTTCGCCTTGTCGTACCCAGGGGACGGGTTGCGGAGCAGGCTGTGGATACGCTTGGCGTCTTTCTCAAGGCTGTACAGTTGAGACTTAATCTCTGTCATAGAGAAGCCTTGCTGAAGTACCACGTCGAACGACACAGGGGCTAGACCCACGTTCTGCATGAACCCGTCGAACCAACCGCTGTTCCCGTAGATGTTGCCACCGATGATGGTGGTGGGGACGTTCCCCCAGATGTCAGGGGTACCCTCGTCGTAAGCACCGGTCTTGGGGTTAACTCGGGCGGGACGTCCTTTGACTGACTCGGGTGCGAGCTTGACAATAGTGTTGACCCAAGGCGCCCACAGTTTGGTGTACGCCCAAGAAGACCGGGACATACCGAAGGGGTAGTTAGACCGCCCCTCTACAACGGTCTCGTCCCTGGGAGCGAACTGGTCAATGAAGGTGTGGTCAAAGATAGAGAGGATGGTGCGAGCAAAGGGGCTTCCTTCCTGTCTCATCCACTCAGCCATCGACTGCGGATTGCCTGCGTACGGGTTAGCCTTACTGTCTTTGGGTGTGGGCTCTTGACCTTGGAGGTCGATACCGAACATGGAAAGAAGTTTACCCGGTAGACCAAGTGCCCCAGCAGATGGAGACAGCGTGGCTAGAGGGTACACATAGTATTCATCTTCACCCGAGGGGGAGATAGAGGCGGGCACTTTGACGGGGATGGGCATAGACTCAGCTTGCCAACCCGACCCCATTAACGCTTCCCAGGCGGCGGAGTCTTCTCGCTCGAAGTTGTTCTGGGTAGCCGACACAAGGTGTACATACCCGGAGAACTTGGCAGGGTTGGAGGCAATCCACCTAGCCGTTTCCGTAAACGCCAGTCGTTGGAACGTCCAGAAAGGCATGATGTATCTCATCAAGTTCTCGTTGGTACCAACTTGGTCGAACGTGTAAGAAGCTTCGCGTACCCATTTAGCCGCTTGAGCCGGGTCGGTGAAGTGGGGTAAGTTACTAAAGACCCGAGGGGTAAAGCCGGGGATGTGGCGTACCCAACCTGGGTCGTCTTTGGTTACAGCTTGGAACAAGGCGAACTTCAAGGCGTTGTCAGTGACCGTGTTCCCCATGTCAAGCAGTCGGTAGATGGAAGAGTCCATAGCCGAGTTTGCCCCGGAGATGAGACGGTCAATGACGCCTTTTAGAATGGGGTCGTTACTCGCTTTGAACCCGTCGGCGAACTCCCTGTGGTACCCGCCTTTTTGTAGGTAATTGAAGAACTCCTGAATAGACTCGCCTGGGTTGAACTTACCGCCGGCGGCAGAGGTACCGTAGACTTGAACGTCCACGTCAAGGATGCCCAGCTTAATCCCTAGGTTCCACATCTCCTGTTGAGAGTACTGTCCGCCCATGAACTCTTTCGAGGTACGAAGAGATTTGATAAGTCCCTCAGGGTTGCCTCGGTACCACAAGTTCTTCATAACGGAGTCGGTGAACAGTTGAGGGTTAATGCCTCGCTTCACCACGTTAGACAAGTTACCCAGGACTTGCATGGTCAACCATCTTGGGGTCGCCAACATTGAACCCGCCGTGTACTTGTAGAGAAGGTTGGCGACATCGCCCACCATAGACAAGATACCCGGCGAAGTTTGGATGTGGTACATGGCGTTAAGCTCGTCCGCCACAAACGGGTGCACGTAAAGGTCTTGTGCATACTTGGCAAAGTCCTCAGGTACGAACTGAGTTAGACCTACGTCACTGAATCGTACCCATCCTTTAGGGGCGGGGGCGTCAGCGGTAGCGTGGACTGACATCTCTCCGATAGCCCCGATGAGTCCGTTCGCAATACCGGACTTAGCAGCTTTATCTTGTAAACCTTTCTTGTACAGTTGGAACGCTTCTGCGGGGTCGCTTAAGTAAATGCGGGTGAGGTTGTTGAACGGGAGGTCGTACTTCTGGGCAATGAACTTTGCAGACTCAACCGCGGTGAACGGTACCTTACGGAGCACGCCCATTTCGTTCAGCATGTCCAGTTCATCCGAGTCCAGTACCCCATTCAAGGCGGCTAGTAGCTTGGAGTCGTCAGAACCGATAAGGTCTTCAAACGACTTGACTCCTAACTTTTCTCGCCACGCACTGTCCGCCACGTCTAGGACTTGCTCCATCAGCATAGAGTCTTCGGGTACGTAGTGGAAGAGGGTACGCGACTTACGGAAGTTATCGGAGGCGTCGGCAGTGTGTTTGACACCACGTTCGCCAACCATAAACATTACCGTTTCTTTCAGTTCCCGGGGGAGGTACCCAAGAGTAACTTCATCCCCGAAGTTCATACCCATCTTGCTAGCTAGGTCGCGGACTTCGTGGTAGACCTGGGGAATTTGTCGTACGATACTGCTGAGGTCGTCCAGTTGAGACTGAGACAGACCCAAAGCCATCCCCTGTTTGTAAGTCTCGGCGAGTTTAGCTTGAAGGAACTTGGCGACCTGGGTGTTGGCGAACTGCTCGTCCATAATGTAAGGCGAAGCCTGAATCTCCATGAGGTCGGTCAGAAGTTCGTTGACGTTACGCTGGGGAATTTTGACGCCGGCATCTTTCAGGTACTGCTGGGCAGACTGCCAAGCCCCCTTAATTCGGGAACTCGCTTCGATGTCGGCAAGCATAGCGGCGAACTGTCCCTGCCCAACCCGTTTCAGGTTGAACAGCTGGTCTCGTACTTTGCCGAAGTCGCCGCCTAAGGTCGAGTCGATGTACCGAGCCGCAAATTGTTGCACCCGGTTACGCGCCTTCTCGAACGAGGAGCGAGACAACCATTCACCTTTGGCTCCCCACCAGTTAGGGTTGAGGTTCTGAAGGTTGGCAAGTCGTTGGAACTCCATCATCTTCTGACCGTCCATGCCCGTTGCAGGGTTACGTCCGGACAAAGCCTTCATAACGCGGATGTGGTGAGAGAAGCCGCTGTCAATGTCAGACGCTTTCTGAGTCACGTCGGCAATCTCAGCCAACAGGTCATCGTGAGCCTTGGTACCGGTTCCTACTTCGGAGAGCTTTTTGTGGAGGCTGTCGAGTTTCTTCTCCATTTTGTTACGGAACTTGCGGAACTGACTGTTCTTGCGCATAGCCTCGGCAACAAGGTCGGTCTCAGCAGTCTGAGAAGTCATACGAGCGAACGAGGCGGTGGCTTCCTGGGCAGTGTCATAGTTGGTAATAACCTTCTCAATCTGTGCCCGAGAGAACTCACGAAGATTACTTTGAGTTTCCAGTAACGTCTCCACGTCCTCGCTGTGTCGGGTGAACTCCTCGCCCATAGCTTCTGCTACGCGTTGTTGCTGGTACTGGACAAGCTCTTGGGTACTTTCTAAATGTCGTACCTGCTGAGCCTCAGAGGGGAGTACCTGGGCGGTGTAGTGGTCGAGGTACCGTTGAGCCTCGAGTGCTTCTGTAAACTCGTCCACTTCAAGCTCGTCAATACCAGACCACACGTCCATAGCGTCCGCACCGTCATCGATAACACGTTCAGCGGCAACGTCGATAGTGGCTCCTCTGGGGGCGACGGGCGTAACGTCAGCGTTGACTCCCTTGCGTAAGTCTTCCACGTTCACGTTGATAAGACGCACCGGGTTATAGACGACAAGCATTGACTCGCCGTTCTTACCGGTGAATACCCCAGCGTCATACTTCTGTAGAGAATCAAAAACTCTTTCTTGGAAGGTACGAACGAGTAGAGGGTCAGCGTTCCCGATAGTTTCAGCAAGGTGCTCGGAGTAAGCGTCATAGACGTACCCGATTTCCCCGTCGTATTTGTCTTTAAATTTACGCCAGAACTCGTTGACCTGAGCCGGGTCGTCGTCCATAACGTACCGGAAAGCGTCGCCAAACTCGGCTTCGAACTCAGCCTTACTCAGTCTGTGGTTGAGGTCGAGGACACTCTGCATGTTGGCGGTACTAACAGTTTTGACGTGAGGAGGAGCAGAGAAGTCGGCGTTGATATTCATGGGTACGTTCTTCGAGTTGAACTTCGAAGCCGCCGCCTCAGCCACTAACCGGTTCTGGGTAAAGTAAACGCCGAGACCCAACTCGTGAGTACCAGACCCGTTCTTGGGTAACCATGAGCGGATGTCGCCTTGGGAGCGAGTACCGTGTTGCCAGTAGTTATCCCCGATGATAGCCACAGGTAAGTTTTCCGTGGACGGTTTTACAGGGAAAGCACTCGTTGTCTTAGCCGCAGACCGTTGCTTGGGAGATACGATGCCTTCGTACCTAGCAAAGATTTCGTTAAGGACTTTATTCTGTTCAGGGGTAAGGTAATTAGACGCTTCGGACGCAACGAACTTGAAGCCGAACACGTGCTGAGCAGTGAGCTTAGAGGTGCCCCCTCTAATCAGTTCCCCTTCACGTCGAGCCTGTTTGTCCAGAATGACCAGTCGGTCGTACAGTTCGTTGGCGCCGGCGGTACGCATAACAGGGTGGTCGGGGATGTCCATCCCAGGTACCCCTTGCTTACGTAGGTCTTCAGCAATTTGCCTCTGGCTAACCTCCCAGTTGTCCATGTGGGCTTTGAGTTCCGCTTCAGCCGCACGAAGTTGTGGGTCGGAGTCTAACCGGTCAACAGCCCCGCTCAAGTCTAACTCGTCGACAGCGGCGGGAGGGACGTCGTCAACTTTAACTTCCCGGTCAGGAAGCGGCGGGTTAGATTTAATGTTGTCGTACTCGTCGATTACAGCCCCGAGTTGTCCATCAAGTTGGGCGGCGGGACGTACACCGGCGGCGTCGGACATCTCGTTAACTTCACGAATGACACGCTCAATCTCCAACGGGTTGTACTCTTTAGTGAGCAGCCGGTTGACATTGGTAAACACACCGGCAGTAGTCTCGGTGTCAAGGTCGGAGTTATTCAGTCGTACCAAAGCCTGCTCAAGTTGGTCAAGCAGTTCCGGGTTCTGTCCTTGGAGTTGTACGAGTTTGGCTTCTTCCCTTTCCAGTACTCGGTCGGGTGCCCCCTTTTCGTACAAAGAATCAATCTTCGCCTGTTGAGCGTCGATGGCTTCCTGACTAAAGTTTTCGGTACCCCGTTTGGCACGCTGCCCGTTGATAAGTTCGCGGGACTTGTCGAGAAGAGGGTTGGCAAGTTCTACCTGTTTGGTTTCAATAGCCGCCCGTTGCATGTCGAGTTCCCCTAGACGCTGTTCTAAGGCGGCAGAGTCGAACACGCTGGGTACTTCCTGGGTAAGAGGACGGTCGCTCATGTCGTCCAGTCCGTACATCCCGCGGGTAGCCTGCACGTCTTGGAAGTCCTGCCGACCCACGTTGGGTAAGGAGGAAAGGCGTGAGTTGATGTAGTCGTCAACGGTACGCAGACCGTCGAACTGAATATCTAAAGCCCGCATGTTAGCGGCGGTATCTTCTAGGCGGAGTACCGTCTCGATATACTGTTGCCCATTGTTAACAATCTCCGGAGCTTGAACTCCAAACGGGTTTAGGCTCGGGGGTAGGAGGTGGACGTTAGCGTCCCAGGCGGTACTAGGAGGGATGGAGTCACGAATAGCGGACTGTCGTCTGGTGTTGAGTTCTTTTTGTACGAGAAGTCTACCGATGTCTTCGGGGGTGTCGGCTTTACCGAGAGCTTGTTCCAAGGTCAGACCTTCGGACACAGCTTGGTCTAACTTACCGAGCATCTCCTGGGGATTAGGGGCCGGGGGAAGACCTAAAGCACGAGGGAACACATCAGCAACAGGTTGCACGTAGCCGCCTGGTAGAGTTACAGCGTCCACGGTCTCAACGTAGGGGGAGATAGGTTTGCCCCACCGTGCCCACGCGTCAGGGTTCGCTCGCTGTAACTCACGAAGTTCAGCCGGGGTCATAACCGTAGAATCAGATTTAACTCCGTACCGGTTACCGAAGCGGGCTAGGTCTTCTTCCGTTCGACGTACCAGGGTAATGTCAACCGGGTCGATGGGACGGGCGGGGACACCAGGAATTAGGGTATTGGCAATGACTTCGGCCGTGTCCTCGTTCGGGGTAATGACCGAGGGTGCGCCTTTAACTGAGGGGGTTACATTGTAGGGGGGCTTGGGTACGAAAATAGTTGAGCCTGTCGCCGTAGGAATTTGGGTGGCAGGTAAAGGGGCAGGTTCCCCAAAAATATTTGCAAGTGATTGAGGCGGTACGGTTGTGGGAGCAGGAGTAGTTACGGAGGTAGAAGGAGGTACGGCCTTAGAAGGAGACACGACAGAAGCAGGAGGTACGACAGTAGAAGGCGGTACCGGCACAGGTACTTTACCCAAAGCTTCGGAAGTTTCTTGTAGGGTCTGAGCCGCATTATCTGCTCCTTTTTTCCATTTTGCAAGTTTGCCTAAGGCGAAGTCGATGGGCGGGTTAACGAACATGGACACAGCCGCTGTAGGGGCCGCGTTCATAGACCAGTGTAACCACCGTAGTTGGTTCTGTTTCTGTCTCGGGTCTTCAGGTACCAAGCCAATCATACCCAAAGTCTCTTGGAAGTTCTCGGGGGCGTCCCAAAAGATGTTCCCAGTCTTGGTTCCGATTTGCGTACCTTCCGGTTCCATCCATCCCAGGTACTTCTCGTTACTGGCTCGGTTAACGATGGACAAGTCTTGACCGTATAAGGCTCGAGCAACCCTTCCCCCAAAGTTGATACCAGGGTCTTTCCCACGCATCCGAAGGAACGCGTCGCCAAATTCGTACACAGCCCCCATCACCAAGTTCTCGGGTAGGGAGAGAGTGTAGAAGACTTTACCCAGGAGGTTGTCGTCAAAGTCTCCCACAGGGTTTTTGACGGGTGCTTGTTGTAAAATCTGTTGACGACGTTCGCCACGTTGACCAACGTCACCTTTATCCCATATAAGTTTTTGTCGTCTAATCCACTGTTCGTGGGTCTTGCTAAGGGTCGGGTCTCCGTTAAAGAGGTACTCAGCGACTCTGTCCCCGGCCTGATTAATTCCAGGAGCGTCTAAGAGGTTGGCGACCCCGATGGACAAGAGGTCTTTCAAGGCTCGGGTACCAAAGGTGACCGTGTTCATAGCCCCGTTGACTACACGACCGAACCAGTTCTCCTTATCGAACGCCGACTTTAGACTCTTGCCTAGACCAGAGGTCAGACCGTTGAGACCTTGGCGAATTTCAGTCTCGGACGCTTTTCGTACAGGGTTGCCGGAGGCGTCGAATTGGGTAGAGGGGTTCACGCCGTGGTTGGAGTACGTGACATAACTGTCCCACTCTCTTTGTAAACTCCCGTTGAAGCGGTCGTTCCATTCTCGGGCGCGAGTAGCGGCAGACACATCGTTCGAGTTCAAGTCTGCGTACGGGTTGGTAAAAGTCTGTTGTTGTACAAGTGGAAGAATTGCCCCTACGTTATCGTCCGCTACTGCCTGTTCCTGGGCTTGGAAAAAGTCACGCTGTTTATCAAAAGACAAAGCTGAGCTAGGGACAACGCCGTAGCCCACAGGAGGTACGAAAGGGATAGAAGTTTGAATAGGAGGAGGCTGTGTTTGGGTACCCGGTAGTTCCGGGGCAGGAGCCGCCTCTTCTAGTGGTAACGAAGTTGACGGAGTCAACGAAGTTACCTGCTGTTTTTTAGGAGCCGGGGGAGCTGGGGGAGGTAAAGGGTCGGGTACTGACGCAGGTTGTGGGGCAGGCGCAGACTTGATATTCATCTTGCCTCTCGCCTGCACGAGTTCACTATCACGACGCTCGTTAAAAATGTTTCCCATAGTTCGTACCCAAATAGCCTATCGAACCAGTGTTAGCCAAAAGCTAAGTTCGTGGCACAGGCGCCACGAATTGGTACACGATAGAATCGGAAGGGTGAATCCACAGGTAGACGTTTGTAGTCTGTTCAGTGAACCAGATACCGATAGGGGTTAAGTCAAGCTTAAACCCTTGGTCAGCTGCTGACATAGCGGACGTGAGTCGCCAGTATGAGCCGTTAGTGAAAAGGTTCTGCAAGATGATACCAGAAGCCCCAGCGGGTACAGCCAAGGTGACCGCGTTGTCAGTAGTCAAAACGGTGGTGTTACCGACGGGTACGTGAGCGTCATGGTGAATACGACGGTTGCTCATAAAGCCTCCTAAAAGAGAAAAGTTGGTTGACTATTGTTAAAAAGAAAAAATCGTCCTGGCTTCCTCTCAAGGCCAGTACCAGTGTCAAAGAAATAGTTTTCGTTAGCCGTGTGTGCGAACGCTCCCCACAAGTAGATACCCTCGTTATTAGCGGGTAAAAATGAAGCCGTCCCAACAAGATTACCAATCGAGGCAATCAAGTGAGTTGAAGGCGTGCTGACGTTCGATACCATTCTAAACCAACCGTTTGCAGCTTGGATAAGGCTAGCGGAAAGGACGTTTGACCCAGGGGGAAAAGGGTTCGCAATGTTGGGGAAAGCGTCAGTAAACCACCGGTCTCCACCAAAAGTGGTGTTACTGATGCCTACTGACGCTGCTGGGTTAGTGGGCACCATCTTAATGTAAAAGCTGACCCACGTCGCAGCCGCTGGGATAGGAATCTGAATGTAGTGGGTACCGAGAGTGGTGTCAGTCCTAAACTCGGCTACGTCAGTAGTCGTACCAACTGGGTTAATGACGTCAGGAGCCGCCACAACGGTAGACCGTACGGCTGTTGCCAACGCCACAATGTTTACCGGTTGTGGAGAAATAGCGTTGTTTAAGTTGTAAAAGACTGGCATAAATCACCTCCTTAGTTACTGTGCGGTCTGAAGTTCCCTGACCGTTGCATCTGTTGACACGTGGGGCAGTTACCTCTCGGGGAAGAGTGGAACCTAGGGTTTACCATACGTTGCCAAGAATTCTGTAGCTGGTTCAGGATATTACCCCCTGCTTCTTGTACCCTTTCAGGTAGCCCAATGGTTGGAATTGGACTGACCCTTGGGGTGGTAGGAGGCAAGCTCCGAGGGGCGGGAGGACCGTAAACGGCGTTGGGAGGAGTATTTCGGAAAGGTGTAGGGGTCGCCTTTCTGTAGAAGGTCGTAGCCGAGTATTGTCTGTTTGCGTACACACCAAGTTCTTCAACGGATACGCCGCCACGTGCGGCGAACTCGTCAATGGTCTTGGCCCCGCCCATCTTAGACAGTTTCCCGTTAGGGAAGGAGTCGAACTTACCTTTGGAGTGAGCGGCGGCGTAGTCGGCAACCCACTGAGCCGGCACCCGTAGTTCGTTGGCTGTACGAAGGACGAGCCCGTTTAGGTACTTGTTCTTGACTAAGGCGGGGTACCCATAGTTTAACCCGGGTTTGTTTGCCGGGTACGTAGAAGCGTTACCCGAAGCCTTGGCAACTCGGGCGGGACGGTTACTAACGAAGTCTCGTGCTGAAGGACTGTTGGAGGACAGGTTGGTATAAAAGGGGGTGTTAGGGTCGTACCCGAGGCTACGCATGATGCCTCCCAGTTTGTTTGCGTACTGAGGGTCGGTTGCGTACCCAGCTTTGTGTAAAGCTCGAGCCGCCTCAATTGGGGTACGTGCGGCGTTGTAAGTTTGACTGTACCGCTTACCTTGGGCAAACTTCACACGTGCGGCAATACCTTCTTCGATAGTGTCGTAGTCCATGAACCAGTCTTTTATGTTGACCTTCTTACCGTTGATGACTTCCCAGGTGGGTACCAGGGAGCCGACACCGGCTTTACCAGACTTAATACCGAAGAAGTTATTCTTACCGGACTTGTATTTGCCCCAACCGGACTCTAAAGCCCACTGTGCCGCGGTCACCAGTGGATGAGGGTCTCCTGCCGCCGCCGCCGCTTGAACCACTGTGTCAAACATTTGCTTGTTCGACATACCGTTAAAGTTAATAGTCATGTTAGGTCTACCATAAATTTTATTTTGTGGGGCCATTGCGTTAGGGGCAGCCTGTTGGACAAAGTTCGCTTTGAACTTAGGACTACGGAAGGCAATGTGGACGTGCCCGTTGTGTTGGTTACTTCCAGTGTATTTCCGCCAACCGGTCTCAGGCTTCCACATACGCCCCTTGTGGATAACCTCAGCCACGCCCATAGCGTCACCACTGGCGACAACTTCATCAGCTAGCTGTTGCATAGTCTGACTCTGTTTTCCTGGGGTCACGTCAATTGCCTGGTTTCTGTAGTGGTACGACCGAGGAGCGTGCTTACCGACCCGACCGAAGTCAGGGTGTTCACCCACGTTCCATCCCCGTCCCTGAAGTACTTTACCGAAAGAGGTAATGTCACTGGCACCACCGAAGGACTGTAGACCCATAGTCGGGTTCTGGGTCTGTAGCCCCATGGACTGAGCCTGAGCCATGGCGTTGTTTTTGTCTCTTACATTCCGGTTCATACCGTTGGGGTAGAAGTGAGACCGCTCCTTGTCAGTGAGTTGACGCATCTTACCGGTGGTCTTGTCCCAAAGTAAGTCTCCAAAAACCGTGTACTTGTCACTGGCGAACATGTTGGTACCGCTCCCAGAAACGATAGTAGGGGGAGTCTGGGTAGCGTCAACAACTCCGGTACCTCTGGGAAGTTTAACCGTAGCCACAGTCCCGTTGAGGTACTTGATAGGGTCAATGAAGTTCCTAGGAGACTCCATACGCAAGGCACTCAGAGAGTCCTCGTTCTGCCACACCTGGAAGCCTAGACGAGAGGCGGTACCAATGACTTTCCCTGGGGGCACGCTGTCCCCTCGTTTCACGTTGATAGTGTTGACGTTACTATACACTTCGGTTAAGCCGTCAGATGTACGAACGACAACGACCTTACCCATACTTTCGGTACCGCCTGCGTAAACTACGGTACCCCCGATAGGCGAGGCAATTCTAGGGTCTGTCCCAGTGAAAACTAACTGTCCCCGCTCCTCGCCAGTAAAGGACACTTTCCCAGCTTTTAACGGGGTAATACCGAGTCCTGGGGCAGTAGCCATGCCACCAGTCATCGGAACGCTAGGAGTTTGAGGAGCAGCGTTTTTCGGCAAGGGTAAAGTCCCGGTCTGTCCTTGCACGACAGTTTCTGTAGGAACCTTACCCCCAGAAAAATTTAGTGTACCCGGGGGCGCCAAGGACTGTTTCTGCACAGAGGGTCGTACGTCGAAAGTCCGGTTCCCGGTGTCCGGGGTAGACCCTCGTTGCATGAGCCCTTTGTTTAACTGGTCGAGGTACGGAGCCGCTCCATTCTTGAGTTGTTTCAAGGGAGAGTCGTCTTTAACGTTGTCTAGGTCAATGCCCCGACCCAACCACATCTGACGCATTTCCCCAATTTGCCCCCGCATTTCCAACCGCTTCTGGTTCAAAGCCTCAATCTCAGCCTGAGACGCTCGGGGTTGTAGCTTCACACCGCCTACGGGTACTCGAGTGGCGGAGCCTACGTCGGGGAGTACCGTGGTGTCCTGTTGAGGGCGAGTCATGTCTGCAAACTCTTTGTCAAGTTTGCGTAACTCGTCCTTCATTCCCCCGTACGCTTTGCTGGCTTCGGAGTACTCAGTGATGTGACTAGACACAGAGTCCCAGTAAGACTCAGACGTGTAGTCTCCTCGTTTCTTAGCCGCTTCAGCCTGGGTCTTGGCGTACGAAGTAGCGTTCCCTAAGTCCCAACCGTCACGAAGGTTAATGGCGTTGTACAACAACTCCGCTTTATTCACGTTGGCAACGGCTCGGTGCCCAGCAGTATCTAACCCGAATAGCGGGTCTTGCTGAGCGGCGGTCTGCGTACCTTCCATACTGTCAAGCAGGGTCTTCCGGTTCCCGGCGGTACTGATGATGGACGTAGCCCATGAGTTCGGGTCGTTCCACTGGGGAAGACCTTTGCTAGCCAAGAACTCTTGCAACTGAGCGACAGCGGCAGGGTCAGTGGTGTCTCCTAAAGCGGAGAATACGGCGTTAGCCTCTTGGATAGACCGTACAGTGGACGCAATTTCAGCATTCTTCTTAGAGTACGCTTCTAGACTCGTGCCGATGGTACCCAAAAGGTTGTCGTAGTACCGAAGCATGAGACTCGGGTTCTGAGCCACAGCCGCCTGGAACGACGGGTCTTGCTGAGCCAGAGCCAGACCTTCAGAAATGAGAGCGTTGACCTGCTCGTTAGCCTGCTCAGGAGACCACGTACCGGCAGAGTAAGCCAACTCTTGGAACCTTGTAGCCAAGGCAAGGTTCGCTTTCTGGTTCATTACGTTAACAGCCAGTTTCCGCTCCGCTTCAATTTCATCACGGTACGCGGAGGAATACCGCTGTACAACATCCTGGCGAATCTTCGCCTGACCCATGTTGAACTTGGCTTCTAAAGACGGGAACTGCTCGAACAGACCGGTATACTGTTGGCGGATGTCGTCAAACATCTTTTCAGCATAGGTGATACCCTGCTCCTGGGTAGCCCCTACGAACGCGGACTCAATTCGGGCAGAGGCTTCGGCTAAAGAAGCGTCAACGTACGCCCCTAGTTCAGAAAGCTGTTTCTGCTCAGCCTCAATCTGAAACTTTCTTTCACCAGAGACTACGTCGTACTCGTGCTTAGCAACACTGAGTTGAAATTGACGTTCTTCTAAGTCAGCCTTTCTAGCTTTTTCAGCCGCCTCCATTTCCAAGGCTTGTTGGCGGGCTTTAATCTCTTCTTGTGCGGCAATACCACCGATGAACCCAGTCATTAACTGACCGATGCCACCGAGTACTCCTCCTCCCGCTGCTTTCTGGTTCTCCATCTCGGCTTGAGACTGAAGGTACCTAGCTTGTTCTTGCGTAGCCAGGTTCTGTTGCATACGGGCAGAGTTCGCCGCCTGAGCCTGAGCCAAGGAGCCGAACGCTTGGGTAGCGGCGGAGGACGCTTGTTGTACATCCTGGGCAATACGTTGCCGCATGTCACCGGTGATGTCGTACAGTTCTGGGGGAGAAACCCCAGGGGTGTTGGCCCCCACTTTTCGTACCATATTTAACCTCCAAATAGACTACCACTTAGAATGCCCGAGTACCCAGAGTTAGGCGTGAATGCCGCCTGTGAGTTAGAGTAGTTGTAAGTTGGCAAAGACTGACTTGCAAAGCCTAACCCACTATTACTTCTTCCACCACCTCCACCTGAAAGTAGTCCGTACACGTTACTGATAGTCGAGCCGAGACCCTGCCAGTTCATACCGCTCCCTCCACTCCTGCTCAGCATCGGAGTATTCTGCATTTGAGCCGCAGTCTGGTTAATACCGGAGGACGCATTAGAGGCAAGCTGGGACTCTGCCCCTGCCCGTTGACCGTACGCAGAAGCTTGCCCAGACCGGTACGCCGCTAACGCCGCTTGTACGTTCGCCGCATTCTGGGAGTCGATGGTTCTCATATAGTCATTGACACTCTGTCTATCCGAAGCCCGGGCGAAGTCCACACCGGCACGACTCTGGTCATAGTTGTACCCTTGGACAAGACCGGCAACGTCTCTTAGGGTACTGTTAACAGCACGCTGTTGCTCAAGTTGGCGTCTCTGTAGTAAGGCGTCTAGGGACGGGGCAATGTCTTGGCTCAGAACGTTCTGGTAGTTCGTGTTGATAAGAGACCCCAGTTGGGTATTAAGTTGTCTGTTACGAATAGCGTTGGCTTGAGCCGCTTCTTGCTCACTCAGACCCAGACCGCGTTCTTGGATGTCCAGACCTTGGCGGGCGGTACCCAAAGCTTGTCTCTGGTTCTGGATACCCGCCATACCCAAGGCGTTCTGTTGCCTGGTTAGCTGTTCTTGGGCATTAAGTTGACCCATGCTGGTATTGTACTCATTCTGGGCTTGTCCAATTTGAGCACCTAATTGAGCCTGGTTGAGTTGTCTCTTTCTCCAGTCTTCTTCTGAACCCACGGCGTTCTGAGCCTGCATGGCGGAAGTGTCAACCAGTCCTTGGCTGTTCATAGCCATCGTCTTTAGAGCCATGTCACGGACTTCTTTAGTCTGCTGGTTAAGGAAGTCCATCATCATAGACTGACGCTGTAACTGAGCACTCGCTAGGGCTTGGTCTCTAGATGACTGCACGTTCTGACGAGAGGACGAGATAGAGGCAAGGTCACTCGCCAGTTTCAAGTTCTGTTCCTGTTCGGACAGTCCAAGGTCTGCGTACCGTCTATCTAGGTCTTGGTACTCTAACCCGAGTTGCTCACGCTGTAACCGCTGGTTTGCTTGGGTACGCTCGTAGGCGGCACGCTGGTCTCCAATTTGCGCCTGGGCTTCTCCTAGGTCAGACCTAAACTGAGTCTCACGAAGTCGGCTCGCTTCGTTCCGCATGAACTCGGCGTTACGCATAGACTCCAAGGCGTTCGTGTACTCCATATTGGCGGAAGCACGCTGAGCCTCAAGGTTGTAAGTGTCGGAAAGGTGTTGCATAGCCAAGTTCATCTCGGCTGTGTTCAACGCCTGTTCGTTTTGTAAAAGTTGATTCTGTAAGTTTAATTGTTGGTTGGCTCTGTCCATCTCCAACTGCTGAAGTAATTGCTTGTACTCAGCATCTTGCAGGCTCATATTAGTTGCAAACGCGTTGTTAAGCAACTGAGTCTGCTGTTGATAGTTCATCTCCTGCATTTGTAAACTGCCACGGAGAACTTCGTTCATCGAGCTGTAATTAGGGACGTACTGAGTGGTGGAGCCGCCACCAAACAGACCTGCCCCAGCTTGTACTACTCCGGCAACCGCCCCTAATCCGCTACTCATTTTACAATAACCTCCGTAGTTTGTTGTTGTATAGGGAGTTCAGTGACTCCCTTAAGAAGTAAGAGAAACGAAAAGATACAAGAATAGAAATTCATTTCTGCACCTCTGTAGGGTCTTCCCCCTTTTGTAAAGACTGGTTAACTTTGCCGGGCAGACTGAATATCCCAAGAATAAAGGTGACTCCCGCCATAAACCCGGCAACAATACGCTTCCAAGAACCGTGAGGAATACGAATAAAGACTTCCGTGTCCTCATTGTCGATGTCAGCTTTGGCTTCGAATTCAGTCATTGTACCTCCTTGTAAGTATCAGTTTAGCGTTAGCAATTTACTCCGTAACTGGAAGTTACGAGTTATCAGCTCGTCTAGATGTACGCCCCTCCACGTCCGTTTCGATTTGGTACCCGGTCATCTCCCACTGATGTTGGTCGAACGAGTAGACACAAGCTTGGAATCCAGTGGAGTTTCCTTTGAAAGGTAATGCGACTCTGAAATATTCGTTCCAACCAGGCTCGTCAGTGGCAATGTCAGTCAGGCTATCGGCTGACACAACGTCAGTCTGAGTATCACCAGACCGAGTACCGGTCTGTACCAAGGCGACGTTGAACTTAGATAACGCCTTCCATTGGGGTACGCCGGAGGTCACCTGACTAAACGAGACGTTCTCGAATACTGCGTAGAAGTGCTTGAGTCTCTTATAGTCAGAAATGTCGTTCCGACTAAACACCGGGGAACACCACCATGTAGGGTACGCTAAGCCGACAGTCACAGAGTCGCCGTCTAGCGGGTCTCCGGCGGTCTTGGCACGCATACCGAAACCTTGCGCAGAGACGTTAAACAGGTACTCAGACTGAGCCACGTAACGACTTTCGGTGTTGTGCCACACAATCATCGGGCGGTCTAAGCTGGGCAAGTTCTGTTCAAACTCGAGGTAGTTAGCTCCGAAGGACGAGAAGTAGCAGAGTACGTCCTCGTTACGGCGAATGTAGTCTGTCCCTTCGTACTTTCTGACAGAGTTGACTACAGCCGTTACCCAACCAGCTTCTTTGAGTGGAACGGTCTTGATGGGGCGTTCGGTCTGTGGGTTCTCAAGGTTAATGGCGAAGTTAACGGTGTACCCCGTACCGTTCCAGACGCCGCGACCTCTAGGGTGTTGAATTTCAATGTCATCAGCCACAAGGTCTCCAACCGTACCGGTCTTCATGAAGTCGATGTACAAGTTGGGAATGTTCATCTCAACGAACAAGTTCCGAATTTCAACAGAAGCGGTCATACTCGTTTCGTTGACGTTGGCGAATAGGCGACCATCTACAACCTGAAGGGTACACACAGGGAAATACCCGGACACCGTGCCCCACTCAGACCACGCCTTACGGTCGAAGTAGTAAACGAATAGACGACGGGGAGTTAACCGCATGGTTGAACCGCTACTACTGTCGCCTACAGCCACGTATAACACGTTCTGTTTGTTGTCATAGGTAATTTCACCAGTACCGTTGTAAAAACGTCCACCGGTCATTCCTTCGGCAATAGCCTTACGAATTTTAATGCCGATATTCTCAACGGTGTAAGCCGCAGTGGAACCGTCAATGACAATTTTGTACACGCCGGAGTCAGACAAGAAGCATACACCATCCTCGGTAAGGGTCATCCCTCGGTTAACACAGCCGACCGTTGCAACCTTAGAAACGAAGTGATTCTGTGGGCTGACTGCCACAAGGTCGCCTCCGTGTACACGGTAGATAGACTTGGTAGTCCCGATAAACAGGTCGTCGTACCACTGGGTCATAGCGGTAATCTTCTCGTCCGGGGTCAAGTTCAACTTAATGGTGAACGGAGAAGTGGGTAAGTTAGGGTCAGTCAGTCCAGTCTCGAAGTTGTTACATCTGTAGGTGGTACCGTACCAGGTAGAGGCGGCGAACTCGGTGGCGTAGCCGGAGTTGCTTAAAATCAGGGTACCAGGAGCGGTAGGGAACCCTGAGAATACCAGGCGGTCTTGGTACGTACCACAGATAGACGGAAAAGAACCTGCGGAATAGTTTGCCAGACGGTACAGACCTAGAGCCTGGATGTACATTCCACCGTCTTTTACGGGAACGAACTGATTCGGGTTTTGTCTAATAAAGCCGGAGCCTAGGTACGAAGCGTTGATGTCAGAGTTGATGACCATAAGGTCATTACCCCACAGTCCTAACCAGGCACCAGCGTCAAACCGGAGCCACTGCCCAGGAGTAGAGGTCAATGCGCAGTTCAAAATAGTACCAACACCACTGTTGTAGTAAAGCCAGTAGTGGGAACCGGAGGCGAACCTTGTGATAGTCCCGTCGAAAGCGTACGGTGTAATGTCATCAATTACGAGGGTGTACCTTGCTTGTACGCCTAGCCCACCGTTTAGTGGAAGGTAAATGAACCTAATCATACAAGGGTTGAGCGGCTTACCTGGGATTGTGTACCCCGCGTCGGTAAAGCGGAAACCGCCAAACGTAATGTGAGAGTACCCAACCTGTAAAGACGTTTTATCTAAAGATACTGCGGAAGCTGCAGACCCAATTTGGTACGAACCTGGCGTAACAGCGTCTCCCCATGTGGGTCGGGCGAGTAACGACAAGTTCGCAGTAGCGAATGGAATGTTCTGTGGGTCTGCGTACGATAGCCCGTAAAAGTTTAGTAGTCCGGCCGCCGCAGTTAGGTCGAACGGGTTTTGAGTGGTGACAACTCCTGGGTACCTGTCAGCAAAAACGGTAGTGACCGCGGACATAGCCGCAAAGTTAATCTGAGCGGGGTACATGTCCTGAAGTAAAGCCCGTTGCATAACCGGTTTCAGTTCCTGTACGTTGTCCACGCTAGGAGCCACCTGGGGGAACACCAAGGAGTTTGTAATAGCGTCTTTGGGAGACCACAAAGTCTCAGCCATCCAACCTGTGTGAAAGTGGAAGAACGTGCCAGGTCGACCCGCAGTTGGAGCAGAAGTAAGGCTAACCGTGGTTCCGACAATACTGGTAACACCGTAGTAGACTCCATCCTGTTGGTACCAGCAGTTCGACGTTTTAGAAGTGTCGCGGAAGCTGCCCAGGCTAGGGTCACGAAGCACGTAAGTAGAACCTGTAGGAGTCCCCTTTTCTTGCCTAATGTACAACACGAAAGGACACGCCTTCTCTCTCGTGAAAACGATGACGTCCTTGTCGTCGTGAGTAATAACGGTGTAGTTAGTCTTCGGTTGGTACGCGTTAGTGACGGTAACAGGCGGGAACACTACAAATGAGTATATTGACGTGTTGTAGTAGAAGTCAGGGACTACGTAAAGAGTCGTGTCAGAAATTAGAATGTGGAGGATTGTACCGTCAATTAATTTGTACGGAACGTGGCAGTCAACGTATGCGGCGAGGTTGTTAACGACTTTACTCCCACGACGTTTCTTAATTTTGCCGCTCGTCTCAATTTCAATGTTTAAAAGAGACGGGGAGTCGGACAGAGGCATGTTTACAGCGGACGACTCAAGGTTAAGTCCACCGTAGTTTTCAGTCAGAAACACGTTATCTTTGTCAACGTTTCTCTGTGAAGCCTCTGCCTGTTGTTGCATGTACTCTCGTTTACTGACCATTATCGGTACCTCCGTCGTGTGCCCGCATACATGTTGTGTCCTTGAGTTGGAGTCCCATTGTCACGTGGGAGAAGTCGTCGCTTCTGTTGCATGTACTCGGCTGCGTACATAGCGTACAACTTCTGGTCTGCCACATGTTTCAAGGCGAAAAGGGAGGAGGCCTTTAACTCAACCATCCTCATAAACCTGTCAGGGGCTACGTAGGCGTTCCCGTCACTTGCAGGAATAACGGGAATCGTCTGATAGGTAAAGATAACCAAGTTCCGACCTGGCGTATCACTAGGGTACGGGTAGCAGGAAATTTGGTTACTTGTCAAGTGAGTCCATAACTGGACGGTACCTTTAGACCCGGTGTAGGAGTACATCGGAAGTCTTATAAACTCTTCCTGTGTAACGAACTGAGCATCTACGTAATAAGGGTTGGCACCACTGACTAGAGTCTGTACACTCCTGACGTTAATTTCAAAAGCAGTCGTTATGGTGGCAACGTTAGTTGACCATGAGGTGGCAGGTGCCGATACTCGTAGGTCACTCCAGTTAGCCGCAAACGCGACTTCATCTAAGGCGAGCTGAATACAGTCCTCGACAATTAAGGCGAGGGCGTTTCCAGCAGTTGCCAAGATACGCCGCTCGCCCACGCTATCGAGTACCCTGTTAACTAAGTCTAGTTTTGTGGTACTCATTGTTATTCACTCCTAAGCTCCTTGTGAAAACGACCCGAAAGCAATCCACGTGTTAGTGGCAATTTTCATAATCCAGACGTTCGAGTAGTCAAGACCGGTTCTAGCCGAATTGAGGAGTAGCGGACCAGTGTTGTGGATGTACCCAACGATAGTGACACCAGCGTCCCCTTTAACGTCAACGTAGAAAGTAGCGTTCTGACGGAAGAAGCCGAACATCGTACCAATAGGGAAAGGAACTGCTACGTTAGTAGGAACGGTTACGGTGTAGTTGGCGATACCCAATTTTCGGTAAATGGTACCGATGTCAGCTAAAGCCAGGGTAATGTTTCCGCCAAGGTCTACCGGAGTAGCTCTGAGCGGAAGCAAGAAGTTGCCGGCGTAGTTGGCACCGGCAGTGTGGTTTTTGCACCGTTCTAAGTCAGCGGCAGTCCCGTCAAAGTCGTGAATCTTACCCAGTTCAGCCCCGCTACTCGTCGTGGCCAGTGGGAACTCGCTAGGCTCCAACTTTTTAATGCGACGTCGTCTAAATAACACGGTGTTCGCTTGTGGCATAGTAACCTCCTATTAAGGTGTGAGGAAAACGCCACTACCAAAAACGAGGTAGTTGGCGTTGTTGTTAGCACTCGTAGCCAACAGTAAAGCGGCACCGCTTGGACGTAGGTACCAGTCGGTAGAACCTAAACTGAGGTTATTATCGGTCAAACCGTAGAACAGAATCTGACCAGTGGACTTAGCCGTTGATTTGACAATGACGTTGTTGGCGGTACCGACATTAACAACCATATAAAGCTGCCCCATTAAGGCGGTTCTATCGGGGTTGTACGCGTCGGTAGGAATGAAGATGTTCACGTTACCAGCAGTCGAATCACACACAATAGCGGAGTTGATGTCCGCCTTGGTGACGTCGTACGAACTCGCCGTAACCGTGGTGCCAGTAGCTTTAATAGTCGGAATGAAATTGGAGTTGGCATTCTGTCCGGCGGTCATACCGACAAGTCGGTTAAGGTCTGTAAACGTACCAGTGAAGTTGTCTAGTTTGTTCAGTTCCGTTACGCTGGCTAGTAAGTCGTCATCACGTAACGCTTTTAGTTCAGTATTTCTAGGCATAATAGTTCTCTCCGTAGTTACCTTTTATAGGAGGGGAACTCCCCTCCATTAAATCTAGACAACACCATCCTCGTCAGAGTTGATGATGACAGCCGCTTCGGGGCGGAAAACTTCCACGTCGTAAATTTGAGTTTGCACAACGTGCCACTCTTGGAAATCTACAGCCCAGTCAGCGTCCACAGTGGGCAGTTTGCTTAAAGCCAATTTAGCCCAGTCGGGGTGAACCAGCAAAGCGGTATGGTACCCAGTAGTCAGACCGGTGGCGGTGATGGAACTACCGTCACGAAGAGTCGGAGATTGAGTGGGGAAGTACGGGGAGTTCGCCATCCCAGGGGTGGGTTGTCCGGCGGAGCCTTCACCGTTAAAGTACCCGGTGAGAGAGTTGCTACGGATAGAAGTCGTCATCTTCACGGGCACGCCGCAGATTTGACCAACGATACCAGAACCGACTACGTTAGTCCCACCGTTGAAGTCGGCGTTAATGAACTCGTCTTGAGCCAAGAGGCTGTAGTACTGAGCCGGGTCGATGATAAGTTTACGTCCGGCACGGGGGACGTTAGCGGTGTCGAGAATTTCGTTGGCGGCTAGAATGTCGGCGTAAGTAATACCGGAGGTGGCGTTGCTCACCACGTTAGAACCGGCGTTGTACGCGTTGATGGTGGCACGTTCGGCTAAGATGGCGTTCTCGATGTCACGGGCTAGGGAGAAACCGGCACGCTCGGTGTACAAAGCACGAAGGTCACGGTCTTGGAACACTTCCAGGAACTTGTCGATGGCGAACGATACTTCTTTGTACCGGTTAACAATCATCGTCCAACGACGGTCGGTGAAAGCTTGGAACGTAACAGGAGCACCCGCCGCTTTGTTGTTGACGGCTAGGTTGGAAATGTACGGAATGTAAATGGTGTCGCCTCGGTTGCCAGTAAAGTCAACTTTGCTAACACAGTCTAACATTACCAAAGACTCGTCACGGTGACGGATTAGGTCTTTAGACCAAATTTCAGGAATGAAGACGCCGCTAGTTAAGTGATTAAACTGCGAGCCTTGGGGAGACGGAGCGGAATAAGGCATGGTGTTGAACCTCCTTTAGTGGGTTAATTAAACGTCACGAATAACACGACCAGATTGGTACGCCGCAAGGTACTCTTGCTCGGTAACGCGGTCGGCTAAAAAGTCACTCAATTTAACATACCCCGAAGGCGCACCTGTGGAGCGAATGTTCTGAGTTTGGGATGGAGCGGAGCTTCTAGGAAGGGAGACCCCACTAGATTGGTACCGTTCCGCTTTGATTTGGGCCGCAAGTAAACGGGCACCGTCTAAATTGTCTAATGCAAGTTTCATATTGTCCGGCAACGCTTGGAAACGTTCACGGACTTCAGACCACGTGGACTCGAACTCACCACCCCATTCACCCCGCAAGGTGTCGATGCTTCGTTCGTTCTCTGCCTGTCTCCGCCAAGCGTCCATCTGTTTCAACTGAACTTGGGTCTGTTGTACAGCCTGGAAAGCAGTGAGCGGGTCGAACCCCATTACTTCTGCAAACTCTTGCCGCATTCTTTTACCGCGGTCGGTATTGAATTTGGCGAACGGGTCTTCCTGTTGTACAGGAGGAGCCTCGTTAACGGAGTTAACTACGGGTACTTGGGCTTGGCTTGCCTGGGAGAGGTCAACTCCTAATTTCTCTTGGAGTTCGTTGACTTGTCGGAAAGCGTCAGCCCCAACCTGTGCTTGCTCCTGAGAGTACGCCGTAGGAGCGGAGTTAGTTACAGGGATGTACCCGGAGGCGACGGGAGCCTCACTAGAGACCGGTACGGCGTTCCCGTTTGCTTCAATGTATTCAGCCATTTTGTGGTTCCCTCTACATGGTGAGTTTGGACAGTTGTTCAGGGTTCTGAGCCATTGCCAACAGAGCTTGCTTACCTTCTAACGGGGCTGCTTCTGCTAGGCGTTGCTCAACAGGGACACTCAACTCCGGTGGTAGCGGGGGAGTCGGTGTCATTCCAAGGTTAGCTTCAGGAGGGGGTACAGGAGGCATCCCTTGAGGTACAGTGGGCATTCCTTGAGGTGCAGGAGGCTCAGGGGACTTTTGTTGAAGTACTAGAAACTTATCCCAGTCCTGTTTGACCATTCGACGGGAAAGATCTTTCATAACTTCTTCCCAGTTCAGCATCTGTGACATGACGGGGTTTCCGGAGACTAGACCGATGAAGTCGATACGCTCCCGAATTTCCCGTTCTTTGTCAACCACCCAGTCAGAACCGACAGGGATAATGTCCATGTCGTATTGAAGCTCTTCTTGTCCGACCTGGATGTATTCGTAGGTCTGGGTGGCGGAACCTTCCGAAGCACCGGTAACGCGGATAATTTCATCCTCGGTCACGAATTGTTGCATGAAGGAGTACGCCTTCTCAAGCAGTTCCCGGAAAGCGGTGTCTTCAATGTGTTTGTGGTACCGACCCAACCGGTTACCCCCGGCGTCCCGTTTGGCTTTGACTTCTTCGGCAGTCACACGCTCGGCGTCTCGACCCATCCCCTGCCCAACGTATGGGGTAATGCCCGTAATTCGTTCAATGCGCGCCTCAAGCATACCCTCTTCTTGAATGGTAATGCCCAGGTTCGCCGTGTTGAACTGAACGGGGATGATGTTGTCAGGGTTTTCCACGGGGATAATTTTCCCAGGGGCGGAGTACAGAGCCTCGATGTCTAACGTCCCGTCTTGGACTACCTTCCACATGGGATTGACAACCAGCTCAGAGATGTCAAGTCGGTGGTTGGAGGTAACGTACATCTGATGGAGATGCCCCAACACAGGACTAAGCAAGCCGATACCGTAAGGACTTGAGTGAACTCGAGTAAATGTGGTAATAACATAAGGTTTGCCTCCCCAGAATGGGTTAGATTTAAAGTCGATGAGTACGTCACCAACAACCGTGGCACAAACGTCGTTAAGCTCGAGACCGTCTGTATACATGTCTCCCCAAAATTCGAGTACGTCAACTAGGTGCGTAGGGTCGTAGTACCCATTGGTGTCGCCAACCATGAACTTCACGTCTCTCCGGTTGGTAGAAGACTCAGTTTCGCCCATCTTCATAACTGCGTGTACTACAGACTTGTCAACTTGGTTGTACGTCCCGTTTTCAATTAGGCGCACAATTTCGCCGACAGTCTTCTGGTACCGTCTAATACAGCTTGCGTTCCTAGTGTCCGTAGCCAAGGGGTCAATGAAGAAGTCGAACATGTCAACTACCTGGATGTCGAGACCGTTCTTAATGACCTTCTGTACCTTGCGGGGCACCGACTTCCGTTTGCCGGAGGAGTCAGTTACCATGACATTTTTCATTGTGGATACGGCGTCGTACCGCCAAGGTAATGCAAGGACGGACGTGCCGACAATGAGACATTGGCGAATGTTCATGTCCCACCACTCTTGGAAGTAAGCGTCGTCTAGCTTGGTTTGAATGAACTTCTGAATAACTCGTACAATTTCATCCCAGTCGTCATTAGGAATTAACTGCTTGGGCATGACGTCGAACCACTGCTTGTTAGGGAAGAACGCCCCCTGCATGTAGGCATTGGCGTCCTCGACTAACTCCAACGCTTTCCCCGTGGGAACTTTGTGGCGCCAGTCAGTCTGAACGTCGCCAAGGATGATAGCCGCCTCGTTTCGTACCGTTTCAGCGGAGCGGTTATTAGAAAAGTACTCAGCCCAACATAGTCGCCAGTCGTCTTCCAAAGAAGCACGTTCCTGAGACCATTCCTTATGTAGCTTGGCCACATGGTCAGCTACACTCATTCTATCCACGGGGTGTAACAGTTTCCCCTCTTTTGTTTTAGTAGTCGCAAACTGGTTTAAGTCCATTAGTAGAGTCCTCCGAACCGGGTGTTGTATCTGGTGTTAGTTGGTGAGTCGTTAGACAGTCTGTGTTTAGGAGCCTTGCACACTTCGTTCAGCATTTGGAATGTGTCCGGAGCATCGTCCTTAACGGTCTCGGCAGGGAAAAAGTCGAACTGCTCAGTGAGGTAAGTCAACTTACTCAACCAAGGCATAGCAAATACGCGGCCAGTGTCGAACATGGGTTGAAGACCGTTTTCAATTCGGTCTTTCTTCCCGTTACCCGACTTAGGTTTGTAGTCGGCAAACGCTATGGGGTAGTCTTGGGGCATTAGAAGGCGGGCTGTAGTCTTCAACTCTGTGGCAAAACCGACCGTCTCTAGGTGTACCCTGTGGATATTCCACTTCCGGCACATGTCGAACATTCTGTTAAGCCATTTCGTACTCGGCTCTTTGCCACACCAGATGTCCAAAATATACAAAAAGTTGTTCTTGTCCTTGGCTCCTACGGTCATTACCGTGTAGTCCGACCTCTCCCCGTGTGTAGCCGCAGGGTCAACCACCATTGTTGGAGTCAACTCTAGGCGTTCATTTTTAACTTCGTACAAAATTCGAAGGTTGTTCTCCTTCCTGATAAGCCCCGCCGGGTTCATGGTGTTGACTTTGCTCCATGGGATTACCTGGGTACCGTCAACCACAATTTTGTTTAGGTACTGGGAGTAGAAGTTCTTGGCCGAAGTGTTACGTCGTCTCTGCGTCTCAATGTCAGGAGTCCAACGCTCGTTCCACAGGTACCCGTCGGAGTTGTCGTCCCCGTTTTTGTAGATGTTTCTGACGTACGTGGTGAAGTCCCCAGCTTCTACACCTTCAAGCTCTTTCTCCAAAAGTCGACCATACCAGTCGTGCTTGAAGTATCTGGTACCAATTACAGTAATGTCCCCGCCAACGTGGCAGTGGCGTACGAACTCCTGCCGGTACGACTCTGACCTTGTGACTGAACAGAGGGTCCGGTATAAGTCCTCGTCGTAGTATGCGTCGTCTAGGACGTTGAACATGTCGTACAACCAAGTATCGACCCGCTCAACTTTGTCGGGCTTGTCGTAGTTGTCAAAGTTCAGAATGTCATCTAGGTACAACCGGTCATAGTGGAACCCAGTAGCAGGAGATTCCGTCGACCCAATGACGACCGTAGGTTCTTTTAGTTTGTCAGACCTAATAAGCTGAATACCCAAGTCTTGTCGCCAGATGACTTTTTTGTCTTGCTCAAAATCTTCGACTTCAAAGTCTCCTCCTTCGGCAGTCTTCTGAGCACGCCGTTGGATACGACCGTAAGCGTCGAGTACGGGCACCAAGCGTCCAGGGATGTGAGGTCGGTTATTCCAGACGTTCTCCTGTAGCCACTTGTCTGTGAAGTACGACATAATCTCCCGGAGAATAGCTTTCGCCAGGGGTTGTGTAGCAGACCCGACAAATATCCGTAGGTTCGGGTTGATATACAAGGAGTGTAAAATATCAAGTACGGTAGCCACAGTCGTCTTTAAGTGCCCCCGAGGCATTAGTACCATCTGCCTACGGTGCTCCCGGTTGTCAGCGTCTTGCCAAGTAACCAAGTCTCGGTGACATTCTCCGAATGCATTGGAACCTCCGTGGAAGTCAATTAGGTCGGCAAACGTCCACTTGTCCGCCAAAGCCTTGACAAGTATCGCCTTAGTTGGCGGTTTCTTTGCTTCTGCACGTCGTCTAGCCATAGTGTGTAGCGGTAACTTTGGTAATAAAAAATCCGACTACTAAGCAGTAGCCGGACACAATACACACTAGAGGGATTGTACCCAAAGGTAGCTTATTCGGCAGTCGTACGCGCCGCAGTACCAGCCAAAGGAACGCGGTTTTGGTAGGTCGTCTCGTTGACGATGCTCATTTCCACGGTAAAAGCGGCAAACACGAGAGTAACGTCAGGGGTACCAACAGCACTCAAAACAAGTTCAAAACCTTGAACGGCCGTATTGGCAGTGGGGGTGATGGTGGCAATGACCTCGGTCTGCGGAGTAGCAGGGTCGATAACCACGGTCACGTTACCGCCGGTGTCACGGAAGACGAGGAAGTCAACCGTAACGTGCTCAATGGTCGACGTGCTGTAGGGGTCCGTTACGTTAGAGATGATACCACGAGCGTGACAAGAGATAGCCGTAAACTCAGGAACGTAGAACGCCTGAGTACCGTCTGTACGACGCAGGTAGATGGGCGTAGCGGGGGCGTCATCGATAATGCCACGACCTGAGAAAATCTCTTCGTGGATAATTTTAGAACGACAGATATTCTCATCCGTCGTTTTTCGGTTAATACCGTAAGTAGACATATTCAAGGCCTCCTAGGAGAATAGAGAAGTTCGAGACAGCCCCAGCGGGTCGATGTTATACATGGGAGCAGTCTCTTGATTGGTTTGCAACAGTTGCCTATTTAGGGTATTAGCCGCAGACAACAACTGCCGCCGGCGGTAGTCATTAGCGTTCTGTTCAGCCTGTTTTGCTAGGATAGCCGAACGCTCGCTAAAGCGGGCTCCCCGCATTGCTGAGGCAAGCTTGTCGTACTCCGACTGAATCTGGGCAGACTCAGCCCCAGATTTTCCAATCAAGGCGTTAATGTCGGTGGCGCCCTGAGACAGTAACCCGCCAAGTTGATTCGCCCGGTTGAAGACTTGCCCAGTAGCCATCTGTTCAGGAGAGCCGTAGCCTTGGTACAACTCGCCAAGCCCGGAGTTCCAAAGACCTTCAACTTCACCTACCCTCGTATTGAACAGCCCCTGGGTACCCTCTCTCATTTGTCGTAGCGGGTCGATGACAGAGGCAGGCGCACCGCCAGGATTCTCCACGTATAACTGGTTAAGTTGGTTTAGTAAGTCCCCTTGGTACCCGTAGTTCTGGCTCATAACGTCTCGGGCAGCTTGGGTCTGGACTGGTTGAAGCCCGAAAAGACTCGCCACCTTTTCTTGCGGGCTGCTACCTTGGGCAGCGTTGACGTCACCAAGTTGCGCATAGGCGTTGTAAACGTTACCCAAGCTCGAAAGTTGGTTACGGAGCTGGTTGTCGTACCCAGACATTCCAGACTGAGCCCCGGCGTAAAGGCCTTCTAGAGCCGCCCGAGCGTAGTCTCCTCCTCCGTACTGATTCATGAACGCTTCAGGGTTCGCAAGCATAGACTGTTGCGCCTGCCTGTATGCGTCTCCCGCAGTGTTTGCCGACTGAGCCAGACCTGAAATGTCGTACCCAGATAGAAGGTTACCGGCGTTGAACCCGGCGTTGCCCAGCTGTCTTCCAATGAAGTCTTTGTAAGTATTGAACTGACTAAGCTCGCCTGCGTAGGCGTCGTCATCAGTTCCGATAAGACTCTTGTACCCAAACTCGGAGAACTTGCCTAGTTCCCTGGCTTTTTCATCTGCAGCAATCTGCTCCTGCATCTGCAGGTACTGAGTGTTGGCTTGCTCAATAGCCTGGGTCATTGCCTGCATAGACTCAGCTTGCTGGGTAGACATCTGCTGAATCAGAGCGTCGTTCTGAGCTTTGGTAGCGTCAATCTGAGCCTGGTTCTGAGCAGCCAAGGCGTTCTGGTAGTTTGTTAACCCTTCTTGCTGGGCACGACTCTGAGCAGTGGCGTAAGTATTACGGAAGCCCGCCGCGGTCTGTTGTTGGTTAGCGTACCATGTGTTGGCATCGGTTAGCATTCTCATCCAGTAAGCAGACTCGTTTGCTCGTATCCATTCCTCGTTCGGTTGGATACCCGTCGCCGCCATATACTTGGTAACCAGCTCATTGTCTCGACCCGACAGAGTGGTACCGCGTCCAGTGTACGCCCGAGAGAACATTGACAGCGGGTCTCGGTTTGACGCCGCAGCCGCTCGGAGTAAATTATCGTTCCATAGGTTACTGTCGTAGTTCTTAGTCCACTCGGCATTCATTTTGGAGTAGGCGTCAGCGTAAGTCGCCATACTAATATCCTCCTAGAAGGGACGCCTTGCCAGCGTATTTTTTGTTCAAATCGGTGGTCGTCTTGAGGTACCCCTGGGACAGAGGAATCTGGTTAGACACCGAGGCGTTTCGGTCTTTGAGGTACTCACCTAGGAGAGACACCCCAACTTGTACGTCAGCGACAGCGTCTCTACTAATCTGGTTAGACATGGAGGCGGACTCGAACGCCTTCCCTTGGGCATCGTTAATGAGCGTGAGGGCTTTACCCGCCACTTCCGCTTGCTGGGTACTACCATCGTACTG